AGATTTAATTTATTAAGATTAAAAGAAAAAACAAATAATAAAATATTGATTATAGTTCCTACTACTTCTTTAGTAGAACAGTTATATAAAGATTTTGAAGATTATGGTTGGAATCCTGATAAGTATGTACACAAAATTTATCAAGGTCACGAGAAAGAAACAAATAAGAATGTAATCATATCTACTTGGCAATCAATATATAATTTACCTAAAAAATGGTTTAAGTCTTTTGGTATGGTCATTGGAGATGAATGTCATTTATTTAAGGCCGTTTCTTTAAGTAAGATTATGACTAAACTAGAAGATTGTAAATATAGAATAGGTCTTACAGGTACTTTAGATGGTACTAAGACGAACAAGTTAGTTTTAGAAGGACTGTTTGGTGTTGTTAATAAAGTTACATCAACTTCTGAATTACAAGAAAAGAAACAACTGGCCGATTTAAAAATTATATGTTTAATACTTCAACACGATAAAAATTCTAAACACTTTTTAAAAGATAAGAGTTACCAAGAAGAAATGGATTTCTTAGTATCAAATGAAAGAAGAAATAAGTATATTCGTAATCTATGTTTAAATTTACAAGGCAATTCTTTAGTACTATTTCAATATGTAGAAAAACACGGTGTTATATTAAAACAACTCATAGAGAATAAAGCTGAAGATAGAAAAATATTTTTCGTTTATGGTGGTGTAGAAGCCGAAGAAAGAGAAAAGATACGATTTATAACTGAGAAATCGGATAACGCAATTATAATCGCCAGTTATGGAACGTTTAGTACTGGTATTAATATAAGAAATTTACATAACATAGTTTTTGCATCGCCGTCAAAATCTCGTATTCGTAATTTACAATCTATTGGTCGTGGCCTTCGTTTGAAAGATAATAATTCTTCTGCTACTCTTTATGATATATCAGATGATCTTTCTTATAATGGAAAAGAGAATTACACTCTACAACACTTTAGAGAAAGAATAAATATATACACAAGCGAAAACTTTAACTACGAAATACACAACATAGAATTAAACAATGGATCAGATAAGAATAATAAAACTCATTAACGGAGATGACATTGTTTGCCGTCTGGCCAAAGATCAATTGCCAGAGAAGTCTGCTTTATTACGTATTGATAGGCCTTTACAAATTAAATACATATCTCAATTAACAGCAAGAGGTCTTAAAGATTATATCGCATTAATTAAATGGACAGCCTATACGAATGATACAATCATATCTATACCGAAAGATAAGATTATGACTATAACAATGGCCACCGAAGAAATGACCAAAAGTTATTTAGATGTAGCTTTAAAATATGATAGAATACAAGTGCCGAAACAAGGTGACTATGAACCTGAACAATTGAACAAGGAAGATAATGATGAATTTAATGAACTGTGGGACGATTTTAGAGATACTAGGAAAACACTCCACTAATCTGGAGAATCTTTATCAAAGAGGCAACACCCCCATTATACGGATAAAAAGAATAAAGTCAACCCATCCTGGAACCGACTTTTTTCATAGTCTTTGTATAAGTGATTGACAAACAACACAAAGTGTAGTATATTTAAATAATGACAACATCAAAAAAATCAAAAGAACATTACGTAAGTAATAAAGATTTTTTGGCCGCAATGATTGAATATAAAAAAACAGTCAAACAATCGGTTAAAGAAGGCATAGCAAAGCCAAGAGTACCTGATTATATCGGCACTTGTTTTTTAAAAATAGCAAATCACTTATCATATAGACCGAATTTTATTAACTATACATTTAGAGATGATATGATTTCTGATGGTATAGAAAATTGTTTACAATACTTAGACAACTTTAATCCTGACAAATCAAATAATCCTTTTGCATACTTTACACAAATTATATATTATGCATTTATAAGAAGAATACAAAAAGAAAAGAAACAAGTAACAATCAAACACAAAATGTTATTAGATTCTAATTTTGATGATATGGCATTACAACCTGGCGAAGATAGGGAATTTCATAATCAGTTTACAGAATTTTTAAAGAAAAATTTACCAATAGAAGAAGTACCTAAAATAGAAAGTCTTGCTCATCATAGAGAAATGAAAAAAGAAAAAGAAAGAAAAAAGAAAAGAACACGTAAAGGTAAATTAGATTATTTTATATTGAGTTAGTATGAAAATTGCGTTAATAAATGACACGCATTGGGGAGCTAGAAATGACTCACCTGCGTTTATTGATTATTTTAATAAGTTTTATGATAAGGTATTCTTTCCTTACTTACAAGAAAATAATATCAACACCATAGTTCATCTAGGCGATGTGGTAGACAGAAGAAAATTTATCAATCATAATACAGCACACAATTTTAAATTAAAGTTTTGGAATAAAGTAGATTCATTAAACATAGATACACACGTTATAATTGGCAACCACGATACATATTATAAAAACACAAACGAAATAAACGCATTACAAAATTTAAACATATCTAAAAGAGCAAAGGTATATACATCTAGCGAAACAGTTAACTTTGAAGGATTAGATATATTGTTTATACCTTGGATTTGTGATACAAATATGGAAGACTCATTACACAACATAGACAAATCTACGGCTGAAATAGTTATGGGTCATTTAGAAATAAAAGGATTTGAAATGCACAAAGGCCACTTAAATGAACAAGGGTTAGATAAAAGTTTATTTAAAAGATTTGAAAAAGTAATAACAGGCCACTTTCATAAAAAATCTGATGATGGCCAAATTTATTATCTAGGTTGTCCTTATCAAATTATGTGGTCTGATTATAATTGTCCTAAAGGTTTTCATATATTTGATACAGATACTAGAGAGTTAACAAGAGTACCTAATCCTTTAATAATGTTTAAAAAATTTATATATGATGATAAAAAAGAAGATTACAGTAAAAAAGATTTAAGTGATTATGAAAATACATATGTTAAATTGTTTATATCTCAAAAGACAGACAGTGATATGTTTGATAAATTATTAGACAGATTTCATAATGAGATAAATGCATACGAGATAAATGTTATAGAAGATTTAAGTTCAGATATAAATTCAACAGTAAAAGAAAACATATTAGATCAAGGAGAAGATACGTTAACATTTTTAGGTAACTATATTGACCAAGTAGATACAACTTTAGACAGAGCTAAACTAAAAACTTTTGCAAAACAATTATACGTAGAGGCCAGTGAACAGTGATAATATTTAAAAAAATTCAATGGAGAAATTTCTTATCTACTGGTAATACACCAATAGAAATAGAATTAAATAAAGCACCTACAACACTTATAGTAGGAACAAATGGTAGTGGTAAATCAACACTACTTGATGCATTATGTTTTGTACTATTTAATAAACCTTTTAGATTAATTAAAAAAGAACAAATAGTTAATACTATTAATGACACAGACACCGAGGTAACAGTAGAGTTTACAGTTGGTACAAAAAACTATAAAGTAATAAGAGGAATTAAACCTAATAAGTTTGAAATATATGCAGATGGTGATTTGATAAATCAAGACGCCTCAACTATAGACTATCAAAAATATTTAGAGGCCAATATAATGAAGTTAAATTATAGATCCTTTATACAAGTAGTAATACTAGGTTCTTCTTCTTATGAACCTTTTATGAAAATGAAACCAAGATATAGACGAGAAGTTGTAGAAGAAATACTAGACATAAGAGTTTTTGGTTTAATGGACTTAATATTGAGAAGTCAACAATCAGATTTACAAAAAAATATAACTGATATTAGACATAAGTGTGATTTAATAACTTCAAAATATGAATTAGAAACAAAACACTTTAATGAATTACAAGGTCGTAATATAAATGACAAAGATTATAAAAAAAATATAATAGAAAAAAACAATAAAGATTTACTAGAATATACAAATAAAATTAATACATTAAATAATCAAATCAACGAGTATAAAAACTCTTTAAAAGATCAAGATAAACATATACAAAAAGCAAATCAATTATCTAAGTTGGAAGCTAAGATAGAAACAAATTTATTAAAACATAAAAGAACAATGGAGTTTTTTGAAAAGAATGATGTATGTCCAGAGTGTACACAATCTATAGACGATAAACTAAAAACAAATAAAATATCAAGTGAACAAACAACTATTACAAAATTAGATGCAGGATTAAAAGACTTGTTATCAGAAATAATTAAAACAGAAACAAATATTAACGAATTAAATTCAATATCACAAAAAGTAAACGAATTAAATGTAGATGTTGCAAAGATCAATACCTCAATAGAGGCTTTAAAAAAATACAGTGATAACATACACGAAGAAATATTGTTATTAGAAAATAAAGAAACAGATGGTAAAACAATACAAGAACAATTAAATAAACTTAAAACCGAATTAGAAGAAACAAAAGTATTGTTAACAAAGGTTACTGAAGATAAACAATATGTAGATATACTAAGAGAGATATTAAACGATAAAGGTGCTAAAGCCAAAATTATTAAAAAGTATTTACCTATTATGAATACTTTAATTAATCAATATTTAC